AAAAGCGCCCCGTTACTGTCCCACCGTCATCGCTGCGCAGCTGATGAAATTCCGTATGGATCCGACCCTTGTGCTCGTGCTTGAGGATCGTATCAATAAACGTGCTGTCAGCCTTGTCGGTCTCCCGAAGCTTGACGATAGCCTGTGCCACCTCACTCGGGTGCGCCTGCAGAAACTGTTTGGTGAACGACGGCGCGCCTGCGGTTGTCGTGGGGTAGGACAGGTTCATAGCCTCGAAGACCTTGGCCACCGAGGCCGCAGCCCACGGCTCGATGGTCACGCCTGACTTGTCCTTGATGTAGGTCGTGAGCTCTGTCTTCCGCTTCCGCAAAAGTTTACGGGCTCTCTCCGCTGCATCGAGGTCTACCCGCACACCCATCTGACGCATGTCGCACATCATAGGTATGAGCGAGGTCTCGAGGTTCCAGATGTTCCAAAGGTCCAAGCCTTCGATCTCTATCTTCAACCGCTCCCACAGGCGCAGTGTCATGGCCGCATCCTGCTCGGCATAGAGACCCACATACTTTGGTGGCAGCTTCCACATCTCAGCCTTGGGGTCGATGCCCCACTCTGCAGCCGCAACGCGCAGCATCTTCTCGTTCTTGGTTTCCTTGAGGTAGTCGCGGCCCAAGTTGTTGAGGCTGTAGGACCAACGGTTCTCGTCCACCAAAGCGCCGGTGATCATGGTGTCGATAATCCGCCCTTGGACCTCGACCCCTTCTGCCCGCAGCCAACCCAAATCATACGTGGCATTGTGCATGATCTTGTCGATATGCGGTGTGGCCATCTGTTTCTTCAGCCACTTCATTACCATCTTCGGGTCAAGGTTGTGCCCGTTGTCATGGCGGATCGGGAAATACCACTGCTGATCTCCCGCAGCGATGGCGATGCCGACAATGAATCCTTCCTTCCGTGCCCACCCTGGCCCAAGCGTGGTCAGCTTTGGGTCACAGGTTTCAAGGTCGATGGCGATCTGATTGTAACCCGTTAAGTCGGGATACCCCACAGGCATATGCCACTCGAGGTCGGCGTTCTCATTCATCTGAGCAGCGATGACGCTGTCTTTTTCAAACAGAGATTTCTGCATGTCATTCCCCTTCGAATTCGCCACCCAAAGCGGAATACGCAGCTTTATCCACCCATGAATCCTCGTGATCGAGCGTCTCAAGCAGACGGCTTGTCTTCACCCAATCCATCATCAACGCAACGTGAGCAGGCTGCAGACCGCCATACTTCTTAAATGCAGCCATGGCGATTACGTTCCATCCGTCAGCAATCCGCTGATGGTTGAGCTTGGCGTCACCGTAATCCTTGGCTCGATCTCCATTGATCAGGGTCTGGGCTGTGTGGAGAATGTCGTCACGTTTCATATGTGGTACCTGTATTTTTTATCCGATTCCAAAAGATAGAGATTGTTCTTCGTGCGGGTGACCGCAACGTAAAGCGCCCGCCACTCGTCCTCAGGTTTGTCACTCTCCGCGCAAGCATAGGTGGAGCCAAGATACACGACGCAGTTTTCGTCCTCCCCGCCCTTCATGGCATGGAAAGTACTGACCTTGATCCTCGGTTCTCTGTCCAAGCTTTCGCCCCGCTTTTCGAGAGCACGTATATACATGCGCTCGTCATCGCTCACCCGAAGCACCCCATAGGCCGAAGCTTCTCGATCAGCAAGCCAACCAAATTCATTGACCAAGTCCTCGTATGAGAGGCCGCCCTCTGGGTCTGCGGCCTCAAGAAGCTTGAGAGCTCCGCGCCGAACCACAGCATCCTTACCCTGTTTGCGCACCGCCTTGTATAAATCCTTGACCAGCATGACGGGAACCCTATCACCCCCTGCCAACCTTTTCCACGTATTGATATTCTGTATTAAAGTTGGACTGACAGATGGCCTTCCTTTTATGCTATAATAATACCCCATTTGTTCTAGCTTCTCGGCCATGTCCTTACAAAAGGAGTTGGTCCGACACATCAAGGTCCACGAACCTTGGTCCAAGGGCGCATGTTCAAGCCGCATTAGACCTGTAGTCAAACCCTCACGATCCTGTGGTTTGAACTCCTTCGGTACTCGGTTCTTGATCCTTTTAACTATGCGCTGTGAAAGGCGCCATACAGAGTGCGGTAAACGGTACGATTGAGAGAGCACTTCAACGTTATCGGAACTGTTTAAAAAGTCCTCGACCTTTGCGCCTGTCCATCCGTGGATAGCTTGGTCGTCGTCCCCTGCGATCACCCATTCCTGTGCGTTCTCGGCAATCTTCTTAGCCATCTCCCACTGCAATGGAGTGAGGTCCTGTGCTTCGTCCGTGATGAACAGATCAAGATAGGGCGGATCAACAAGGTCGATATACCTATCGATCATGTCCACAAAATCTGTCTTATTCATCTTGGACTTATACTCTTCGTTTTGAGCATGGACCTGCAGAAGTTTCTGATAACTGATGGAGTGATCCCTCATGTCGTTATACTCTTGTTCTAACGACACCATCCGATACCGAGCCCGCATGACTGCTTGGAGATACTTCGACCCGCTGCCGCCAATCGTGGGCAGCGCAATGCCGTCGTCAACAGAGGTGCTGTCAGCGTTCTTAAACTCCACACCCAAGATCTCGCCAAGCTTCTTGTAGTCATCCTTGCCCATGACGTCTTGACGTTGTAACCCCAAGCCGTGGTAGCCCATGGCATGCAGCGTCTTGACGTAAGGGAAATCCTTTTCGGTCAGGTCAAACTCTGCACAAGCACGGCTCATCGCCTCCTGCACAGCCTTCGTAGTAAACGACACGAACCCTATTCGACTTGGATGCACCCCACTCTCGAGGGCCTCACGCATGATCTGGATCAGCCGGTAGGTCTTACCACATCCTGGTGGGCCTAGTATCAGGTGGCTATTGTGTGTCATCGATCCGCTCCTCAATCCATTTTTGAACATCGGTCTCGAGCCATCGAGCAGCTATGCGCTTCTGTCCCTCGCCGCCAAGTTTAATAGGTGGCGGAAAGCGACCTTCTGCCACCCATTTATAAATGGCGGACTGCGACACGCCGAGCCACTCCGCGACCTCTCGCACACGCAGTAGATTAGAACGGGATGTCATTGTCTATCTCCTTGATATCCAGAGGAATTTCTTCGTCCTCAAACTCAGGCACCCACCACACGCGGATACTGGTTCGAGAGCCGTCCTCTTTGTATATGGCTTTGTGCCCATGGCAGTTCTCTGTTCCGTTGATCTTCTTCAACTGCTCTTGGATCTGGGCCCTGTTAAAGTGGTTGAAGTGACGCTGCCGCAGGAACTCCTGCAAGCCCGACAGCTTGAACATCGTCAGTCCGTCCTCGGTCCATGGTTTGCCCATGCTCATCTCGGCGGGTTCGATGGCGTGGATCTTGCTCGAGCAGAATGCCCGCACCAATTCCTTGAACTCCCCTGCGATTGTCAGTTCTTCTGGCGCATCGAGCCGTGTCGCTTCGCTCATCAACCGAGCAACCATAGCCTGATAGTCCTGTGACTTAACCGTGGGCGGCATAAGCGTTGCCTGCTCCATGACAGCGCGCTGCCACAGTAGCTGACTTTGCAGTTGCTCTGTGCTCAATTCTATGCGATGACCATCAACGTCCATAAAGTATAGACGCGGCTCTGACATCAGGATCGTCAGCCCACCTATGGTCGGCATGTCTACGGTGTCGCCGCCGTTTACGCCATACTTTCTCGTTCGGCAAAGGACCACATCACAATGGCTTTTGAATGGTTCGTCATTACAGGTATAGCCGTAATCCTTTTTGTTCAGGGATTTCTGGAGGTTCTGCACCTCCCCAGATGGAAGCGACTCCGTAAACAGTTTACGGTTCATGTCCTCGAACTCGTTGACCCAATCGTCAGCCGACTTCTTGCGGCAGTACACACCGCAGTTGAACAGCGTCTTGTTGCGCTCCGAACTTATCGGGCCGTCCGCGAATATATGCTCGAGGCATGGCGGTCCGTCTGTAAAATACTTTCGCTTTCCTGAGAACTGTAAGCCCTCAAGTTGAGACATCGACACACGGCTGCTCTCAACCTTGTCCAAGAACTCCGACAACTCCAGAGCCTCACCCTTCTCGTTGAAGGCATAGCGCATGGTCTCTTCGGCATTGTGGTAGGGCATGTTAATAAAGTTGCCCACATCCCCACGCTCCGATAATATCCTGTCCTGCTTCGGGAAGATCTCACACCCACTGAACCCGAGAGCCACAGAGAACTCCGTCAGGTATTCGCGGATGTCGGCGGCATCGTAGAACTGATCCAAGAACAGATACAGGTGCGCGCCTCCCGACTTCGTGCGGCAGTGCACAAACGGAAGCTTCAGCTTGTTGATCTTGTTCTGCAGACCCTTATGGTCCAGATCATACTGGTCGATATCAAGCGCGCCCCACTTGCACTGGTTGTCCTCGTTGATTGGGATAGCCCCAACGCCGAGCCCACCATCCAAGTGTG